TCGCCATTGATGTCAGCACCTATCGAGAAGCCGTCATTGAGTGTCCTGATGGCTTCCTCGCTGGTGAGGTGGAAATGGCTCATCAGTAGGTCGACACCCTCAAGCACCTCCTTGTAGTCCTTGCCGTAGGTCGATGCGGTAGCGGCTATCTCGGCTCGCAGGTGGGTGAGTTCCGAACCTGCGACACCAGTGAACTCTCGGGTCAACCTTGTTGCCCTCTCCACCTCAACGTTGTAGTCATAGAACCACTTAAAAGCGACACCAGCCCCTGCAATGCCAGCGATGGCAAGGAACACTGGGTTAGTCATCAATGCCATCAGCGATGCGCCAAAAGCCTTGACCGATGAGCCCATTGCCGCCATTGCCCCCTTGAAGCCGCCCTCGATGTTGACAAGGTTAGTTAGAGAGCTGCCGAACATGGTGTGCGCACCCACCGCATCAAGGATGGCATTCTTGTAGTTACCCACGTTGCGGTAGTAGCGTTGTGTGGCTTCCTCGCTTCCCTTGAGCTCCTTGGTGATTTCATTGATGCGGTTCTTGAGAGCACCGCCCACGTTGACATTCTCACGCTCTGCCCTCGACAATGCGTCATATTGCTTTGTCAAGTTGCTTAGTTGCGCCCGAAGGTTTCGCAGGGAGCCATCCAGCGTGGTTTGTTGCTTGACCTCATTCTGCACCATCTGCGAGAGGTCACGTTTTTGGTTCTTGAGTGCCTTGGTCTCCTGCTCAAGCTTGGTGTAGGCTTTTGTGCCTTGCTCGCCTCGATTCTTCATCTCCTTGAGCAGTGTGTTGTTCTGCTCAATTGTGCCGTTGAGTTGTGTCAAGCCGCTGATGGCTTGCTGTGCGTTGAATTTGACCGATATTATTTTTTCTATGTTGTCAGCCATGTTTCGCTCCTTTACATTTGAATTAGTGTAAACTTATAGTTGTCGCCTTGGTCACTCTCAAGGGTCTTAATCATGTACTTGCGACCAAGCTGGTTGATGTACACTGGTCGCTCAAAGTCGAATGTCAGCAGGTCAAGCACCGACAAGCGCATCACCACCTCAACCTCCTTGGGTCGGGCAACCATCCGCTCATATTGCGTGTAGTAGCTGCCTATCGTGCTTGCGAAGTCCTGCCCAGTGTTGTAGGGCAGCAACCCCCTTGAGCCAAGGATGTAGTCGCCAGCAGCCTGCCATGTCGCCTTATAGTTGGTCGCATTCTCATTCTTCTCCACCTTCCAGTGGGGGATGTAGTTGGTGCGAGGCACTTTGAAATGACTGCTAAAGGCATCCCTTTCCACCTCCAGTGTGTAGTCGTTGGTGTAGATAACGCCATCAGCCTCCCAGTCGGGCAAACCCTGCTGCTCGTCATCATCATTCGCCTTGTGCTTGTAGATGTTCTTCTGCGCCAAGTCGTCAAGCGACATGGTGATGCTTTCCACCGCCTGCGCCTCATAACTCACTGGTGCAGCTTGCGCAACCTCATCCAGTGTCACGATGCGCACTGCGCTCCGCTCCGTCACGCTGCCCACTATCACGCAACCAGTGTGGGCAAGCACCTCGCTGATGTAGTCAAGCACTTTGATGTCGGGCAAGTTGCGTGTGAACTCCCAGTTCCAACCGCCACGGATAGTCTTGATGTCGGCAATCTCGTCAATCTCCACATCCATGTAAAAGTCGGTGGCATTCTGCACCACGCCATCGGTGTGGTGTCCAATCACTGGGAGCTGCTGCCCTCCCTCCAACTTGATGTCATACCATGTGTGGTCAACCTCATAACGTTGGGTGGTGGCGTTGTAGGTTGGGGATATCTGCGACTCATCGCTGCCGTCAGGGCCATACACCCGCCAGTCATCGGTCTTTCTGTAACCATGCACACGCACCGACTTGACATGGATAGCCGACTCGACATTCAGAGCCACTCTCGCTCTCCAAAACTGCGCTGCGCCACTGGTGTAGAGCTCCACGGCATCGGCAATCATCTGCGAGGCTGGCAGCACATTCGTCAGGTCGCTGCCCCAGTTGATGTAATACTTGTCGCTCGACACCTGCTGGAATACCGAGCGCACTGTGAACCTCGCCACCTCATCCTTCGCCTTGACCTTGAGGGTTGTTAGAACGTGCTCAAGTGTGCCGATGCGCTGCTGCGCCTCGCTGCTCATATCCCACGTTATGCCGTACACCGAGGCGATGAGGCTCATGATGTGGGTTGCACTGTCGGATGGCATCCACCAAGGCAGGTAGAGTGCCACATCTTGGCTGTCACTGTCGAGTGTGTCGACAATTTGCGCATCCATGCCGCTGTTGTAGGGTGTCTCAAAAGGCGTGTTGTTTCGGGCGAGTGTGCGCCACACCGCATAACTCTCCTGCCAATGCACCGAGAGTGGCAGCTCGTTGAGCTTCAGCCCCTCTCGCTTAATCTCATCGAAAACACCGAGCAACCCCCAAAAGAGGTTGAGGTTGTAACCCTTGCCGTCCACGCTTGTAAGAACCGCATAGCCATTGCGAAAGAGCGGCACACCGTCCACAAAGAGCGATGCGGAGAGGTAGCGGTGTGTCGACTTGCCGCCAGTCTCAGCCGCAGGCACATAGGCGAGGGCGAAGGCATTGTCGTTGGTCATCGTGCGAGGCAGGGCGATGTTGTATGAGTGTGCCGTCATCACCTTGTCGGCATCACTGAAAAGGTTGCTCTCCACCTTGATTTTTATTTGGTCGGTGGGCATATCCACCGCAATTCCGTTGATGTATAGTTGTTGCTTGCTCATAGTACTGCACCCTTAAAATTGTTGCACATCATCGGTCGGGAGTAGCAGGGCGAGAGTAGCAGAAAATGTCGCCTTGCGTGGGTCGCATTCAATGGTCACATCACCCAAGTTAACCCTTGTCCAAGCACCATCAAGCAGCACCTCAACACACGCAGAGGATGCCAACGTACGCAGCCACTTGTAGTGTGTGGTTGGTATGTTGTCATCGCCCAATGTTAGGCTCTCGTTTGCGCTCAGGCTGTGCCACTCATCCCTGCCTCTGTCGTAGCCGTCAACAATCTCTTTAACGTTGTGGGGGCGCACCCATGAGGATGAAGATGCAGCACCGTGCGACTGACCAGCCACCACGAATTTTCGTGTATTGATATTGCCATTCTGGTCGAGCCACCGCACCTTAAGCACGTTGTCCACTCGGCAGTCATAGCGGAAGTGGTAGTTGATGGTGTCGAAGCGGATGTCGCCCTTGCCGTAATACCAAGCAACCATCATCGGCATAACGAAGTCACCAGTCGGCTCGCTCTCCACCACCTTGTTGATGTCGCACCAGTTCTCCTCAAAGGAGGAAGGCACACCAGCTGCGGTGTAGTTGTTCACATCGTCAACGTTGACCCATGTGCCGCCATTGGCATCATAGTCGAAGTAGAGGTCGGTCACCATCTCACCCTTGGGCGCATAGTTGCCGAAGATGTAGTAGATGCGCATCGCCATCGGTGATTGACTTGTCTCGGTGATGCTCACATCAATGTAGCCACGACATCCATTGTCCTGCGTGGGGGCTGCGGCATCGCAGTAGAGGGGGTTGTCGAGCATCCCACTCCGCAGCACCGCATCACGGATGAAGGGGAGCAACGACAGCTCTGCCTTGCCATTGGCATCCAGTGTGACCTTGAGGTTGATGCCATTGCACTCCACCTCGATGTCGTTGCCTGCATTTGTGCTGTTGCCCTCAAAATCAAGCACGGCAAAAGAGTAAGCCAGTGCCACCAGTGGAGCGGTAGCTACCACGTTGTCGGGCAATATCTGCGACTGCGAGTTAGCCTTGCTGAAAGGCTCATTTGCTTGTGCGTTGTTGAGCCTCGCTCTGTTCAGTAAAGTCTCTGCCATTATTAAAGTCTCCTATATGTTGATTGGGATGCCCATGCGCACCCACTTGTTAATCACTGCGTCTATCTCGGTGCCCACCTTATCCACGGCAATAGTCGCCATATCCTTGATGGCTTGCTGAATTAGTGTGTCGTACACATCTTGGTAGCCGTGTGCCCTGAACAACCTTGACCCCTGCCTGATGATGGTTGCGGCTATCGCACCGATGACCCTCTCATGCTCCTTGTGCTGCCCGAAGTTGAGCCCCTTGGCACTCGCCCATGCGCTGATGATGTTGCGGAACTCGTTGAAGGAGCAGCGCACTCCAGTTGTGCCGCTCCAAGGTCGTGAGCCATATTGCAACGAGGCAAAGAACTTGCGCCCCCACAGTGCGACCTCATTGCTGGTCACCTCCACACGCAGCGACCGTTGGGTCGCACCACTGGCACGAAGCCCCATTGTGTTGATGGCCTGCCTTATCTCGTCTCGCAGCTGCTCCATGCGCACGGCAAGGTGGTCGGCTACCGCTCGGTCGATGCCTGCAAGGTTAGCCATCTACGCACCCTCCCTGCAACTCTTTCAGTGTGAGGCTAACCGCCACACCTGCCATGTTTGCATCGAGGCGGTTGATGTATGGCGACCACTCTCGCAGGTTGTCGGTCGGCTCATAGAAGCCGCTGGCATCAAGGCGCACGATGAATCGCTTGGCAAGTGCCAGCATCTCATCGATGATGTCGCCCACATCCCTGCCCTTGAAGTCAAGGTCGCAATGCTTGAGGAAGAGGAAGGTCACATCCCTCGACTCTCGCACCAAAGGCACGAAGGTGGTGTCTATCGTGCCCCCACTGGGCAGCAGTTCTGCCACCAGTGTCGTGCCAATCGGCAACTTGTCGGCTCGGAGGTTGACACGCTCCATGGTGTCGTACATAAAGGCGCAGCCGAGCTCTTGCGCTACCTGCTTTGTCATTCTCATCGCTTTGCTTTGCTCCTATTCTCTATGATTTTGCGATACCTCTTTTGAAATTCGCCATTCTCATGGTCAATCTTCATGCACTGGAAGATGCGAGCCCATGGCGTGTTGAACACCTCCTCATGGTCAACGATGCCCATGCGCTGGGCGTACCAGTCAACGATGCCGAAAGCACCGAAGTTCAGCCTATCAATGCCTGCGGCCTGCTCATCACTTGTCTTGTCGGTGTTCAGGGATTGAAATAACTTGCCAATCCTCTCCATTTCGCTCTGCACCATGTTCACGACGCCAAGCACCTCGATAGCCCTGCGGCTCGCCACTATGCGCTCATCAACACCAGTGAGCACCGAAACAAGTTTGCAACAAGTGCCAAGGTAGTCATTATCCTTTGCCGCCTGCTGCAACTGTGTAAGCACCCCAAAGGTGACCATCTGCAAGTCTTGCGGCACATCTTTCTTGTTGAACTTCTTGGGCGGTGGGATAAGCACAAGGCTCTTGATTGTGTCGGCTGTCATGTACGGCATGAGAGCAACAAAGTGGGCAAAGGGCAAGTATAGCCTCTCTCGCCTCATCTTGTCAATGCGCTCATGGCTGCGTTTAATGCGTGTTGTAATGCGTTGTATCTTTCGGTTGGTATTCATATACGTTTGAATGTTTTTCGTTTGTCTATGCGCTTTAAATCAACAAATATGCCCAATGTGCGGTCTCGGTGTGGAGTAGTTGCGGACAGCTTGCAGGAATGTAGTCACACCATAGCGCAAAGCATCGAGGCTGTGGTTGTAGCGGTCAATCGGCTCGTTGAGGTAGTTGCCGCTTGTGCCGTCACGCAGCCACGAGTAGTTGCGCAGCTCGTCAATCGTGCCGAGGGCATCCTGCACCACGTTGAGCTTGTAGGCTTGCACGGCAGTGATGCCAGCCGTCACAGAGCCTCGCCCCTTAGCCACTGGCACTGCCCGATAGCCACCGAGGTTGTTAATCTCTGCTATGCTCTTCTGCTCGGCCGAGTCGCACACTATCATCGCACCCCTTGCCACATGGTTGTCTTGCAGGCACTTTACAATGTCCTGATTGAGCATCCCAGTGCGGTAGGCTAACTCCTGCACCCACAACTCGCCACCACTCAAGCGCACTCGCAAGATGGCGGTCGGGTCGTTGGTAAAGCCGAAGTCGATGCAGTAAAACTCCTTCTTGTAGATGTCGGGCATTGTGTCAACTATCGCCCAGTTGGTGTAGATCAACCCCTCAACACTGCCAGTCTCGCCCTCGCCATACACTCGCCACCAGTTCTCATCGCCCTTGTTGCTCTCTATCATGGCTATCTGCATCGGTGTGAGGTGTGGGTTGTCCTTGTAGGTCGAGTGAATGAGTGCCACGCCATCCTTGCCGATTAAATGCTCATCAACCCAAAAGCGAGAGCGTGGGTTGTAGTCAAGCAAAATGCGCTTGCGTGTACGCACCGCCAACTGGCGGTAAATCTCCCAGTCAACGAAGTAGCACTCGTTAAGGAAGAGGTAGTCACGAGCCGAGCCATGCACCTTGCCCTCGTTGTCAGCACTGAAAAACTCAAGGCTGCTCTTGGTGGTGGGGATGGTGTAAACCTTGTCGCTGGCATTCCACCACTCATCGTGCCACTCATTACCGAGCATCGCCTTGAAGTCACGCATGGCACCTCGCTTGAGGAATGGCATCGTCTCGCCCACTACCGACACAAGGATGCCCTGCTTCTTGATGATTAGATTGTAGCATAGTTGCAGCAGCGACCACGTCTTGCCCGAACGTGTGCCCCCTTTGTTTACCACCACCGTATTGTCACGCATTGCTACGGCGGTGGCGTTGAATATGCTACCTACATCACAAATCATCTAATGCGTCTTGCGCCTCCTTGGTCACACCGTTATAGTTCACGTTAATCACCACATCGCTCCCCGCATCCTTGGGCAGTTCGCCAGCCAGTTGCGCCAGTGTCTTGAGTGCGTTGTGGTCGCCCTCTTTCAGCACCTTCTTGAGCACCGACTTGAGGGCGGCATATCGGGTCGGCATTTCGTTGCCTTTCTTGTCGGTGATTATCTCATCAAGCATCATCCTCGCAAAGTACTGCAAATCTTTCTTTGCTTTCCTTGCCTCTGCACTTGCCTTGCCACCTTTTGATGCTATTTCTCGCTGTTGGCTCGCTGTTATCACATCAAATTGATGTTGCTTTATATTCTCATCGTTAGCCATCTTTTGTTCCTCCCTTGCGAAGTATTATTAACACCTCGCCATTTTCTTTTGTCTTGTGAAGATTGTTATTTGTTTTGCCTACAAACGAGCGCACATCCTCGCACACAAACCCAGCCTCCTCTGCAATCCTTTTCCCATCTTTTTCAAGCGGATAACTTTGTGAACCTACTTGCAACACAAACACCCCCCCCTTGCGCAGTGCTTTGTATGTATTAGAAATTAAGGGTCTATAAAACCCCTCAACCCATTTTTCGTACTTATTATAGCGGACGTGGCTTGTCTGCTCACCCTCATATCGTTCGACATCAAAATATGGTGGAGATGTAAGCGCAATGTCAAAACTATCATCTTCAAGCCTTACATCTTCAAAGCATTCTTGTATTAAGTGGACACTCTTTGTTTCGGTGTAATCTTTAAAAGCATTGTATGTTCTCTCAACACCTTTGTGTGCCACTGGTGATGGGTCAATTCCAACATAACTATTTACATCCGCAAGCAATGCCCCCACCAACCTACCACCCCATCCGTGGCAAGGGTCAAGGACATCAGGCTTTCTGCCTTCTGGCGAGAACTCGTTATAAATAGCCTCTGCCTTGTTTGCTGGGAAATCCAAAGGCATCCTTGCGCCCCCAATTGGATATCCAGCTTTTAGTAACACCCTCAAAAGATATCCATCGCTTGAAAGTGTTCTGCACCCAGCAATGCCAGCCTTGCCACCGCATTTTATCGCTCTTAATTGCGACATATAATCCGTTGTGTTTACTGCAGTAAAAAACCGTTCAGGACAAAACAAAAGGCTATTTATACCACGGTACTTTGCCCCATAATATTTGCTTTTAATAAAGTTCGCCTTTACAACCCCAAGTGTTAAGTCACTCATTAACCAACCCTGCTTCATCGTGTAGTCAATTCTATCTACCGTTTCGCTCACATTTTCACGCATTGCATCGTTTAATAGTTTTTCTGCCTCTGCATTATCGTGAGGTGTTGGTTCGTTGTCTTCTTCATCTTCTCCATCAACATCCAATGGCATAAAATCAAGGTTTACTCCCCACTCTCCAGCATCCAAGTCAAACTCGGCAGAAACATCTGCAATTGCATCGGCATCCCATTCAAGGTCAACGGCTGCCGTGGCATTATCCGCCAGTGCCATCTCCCTGCCCTGCTTGCTGTCGAGGTCAATGTCGGTGCGCTTCACGGCGATAATCTTCGTGCCGTCCGTCTCGACAATCTGCACATCGTCAAGTCCTATCTGCGCTGCGGTCTCAACCACTCCGTTGCCTGCGATGATGCGGTTGTTCTTGTCGATGAGGATAGAGCGTCCTGCGCCATTGTTGCGGAGGCTCTTTTCAATAAGCGACATACCGAACTCGGTGTGCTTGTTGAAGTTCTTGTCGTCAAAGGTGAGGTCGCTCACTTTCGCTTGTTTCAATTTCTCAGCCATAACTCATTAACTTTTAATTATTTTCGCAAAGGTAGTAAAAAAGAATTGAAAATTACACAACTTTCTGCGGTTTTTTGTTGTGGCGATAAAATTTTTTTCATGTCAAACTAAAAATATTCTCAAAGCCC